CCCGGTGCGCCCATGGCGTCGATGACGGCCACCTTAACCTTGTGTACTCCCCCCAGAGGATCCCGATAGACACTCCGCCAGAGCAGCTCATCCAGAGCAGCAAAGGTCGGCGCTGTACCATGCTGCACCAGCCAGCTTTCTTCTTCATGGCCGTACCCGAAAGCGCGGATCACATACCGGAAATATTTTGCCTGCGTGTCCACACCGGCCACCAGCGCGGCCACCTGGGGCCGACCTTCAACCGGGCCGGGCACAACTCCACGAGGACGGGTGTCACACAATGACAGGATAGCGTCCTCATCGCGCTCGGCATACTGCTCGGCCCACGCCTCAGCCTTGAACTGGTTCATGAAATTTTTGAGGTCCTTGAGCCGCTCACTCTTCTTCCATTTGAGAAAAGCGTGAGCCACCTTGGCCAACGAAACAAAGTGGCTGATCCAAGCTGGAATGTGGAATCCAATCTTGCTGACCCGGTGCGTCTTGAGGTGCGTGAACAGCTCCAAGCCAGAAGCCCGTTCCACCCACTGCCCACGCCGCACGGCAAAATCCCGGGCAGCATCATCCCAGTGAGCGTCGCAATGCTCGCACTGGTAATAGACCAGGTCGCTGCGCAGTACGTCCTCCGGATCTTCCACACCATCGGGCCAACGGATGTTGTCGAACTTCATAAGCTGCAATGTGCCGCACACGGGGCAGGCAACCCACCAATCAAAACGGGCGTGACACTCTTCCGTAAACGCAACCCATATCGGCCCAGTCTCGGTCGTCGGTGTTGAAATTTTGACAATGAGACACCGGCCGCTCCAGGTTGTTGTGCGGTGTTCCGCCAACGCCTCTGAACTGGCTTCGTTGCGCGAGTCCTGATACTTGTCCAGCTCGTCGAGGATCAGTGTGCGTATGGGCTTGTTGCCCAGGCGCGCGACCGAACCAGACCAGCCAAGATATATGGACATGTGCCGCAAATTGATGCGGATGCTGGATTCATCATTAGTGGATCCGGTGAGGTGCCGACGCAGTCTGGGAGAATCCTCGAACATGGGCAAGATACGGTCCCGGGAATTGTCCTTGGCCGTATCCTTGTCCGGAAATACCACCAGCGCCGGCCCCGGGGCATGATCCGCCGCGTGACCAAGAAGGTTGAAACCCGCTTCGGATCCTGCCGTCTGGGGGGCTTTGCACAGGGCTATCATCTGCACCCCGGGCCAGCGCGCAGCATCCATGAGTGGGGCAAGGTACGGCGTGAAGACGTGTCGCCAGGTCCCCGGGATACTGGACATGCGCAACACGCGGTGCTTCTCGGCCCACACGCTCGGAGACTCCGCCTTGCGCTTGTACAGCACAAGACGTTCCCCGGCGCTGAAGCTGAACCGCGTGGATATACGGCCGCCGCATCGATCCACCAAGTGCTTCGGCATCCATGGCGGGATCTGACCTGTAATATGGCAGGTACGCGGGCTAGTCGGAGTTTTCTCCGTCATCTCCATCGTCAATTGCATGAAGGTCTACCTCAAACTGAAGTTCACGCGAATAATCATTGCTCGCAGCGTCAATAAGCCGTTCCGCCTCTCGTACCAACAGTTCAGTCTTTTGGGTGTCGCCCCCAACAGCTTGCACCATGTCCAGAGCTCCGGCGCGGAAAGCTGATTTGAGCCCCGTGTTCAAAGCCACGGCCCGGCCAGCGAACTCCTGATAAACCTGTTCCCGGCTGACATATTGTCCGTCGATAACAGCATTCTTCTTTTCTTCCCGTACCGCCTGGGCTTCCTTGATGCGGATTTCCGCCTCATCTTTGCGGCGCATGCGCTCTTCGGCATCATTGGCCCGGCCATCCGGCGTCGTGGTAAGGGGCAGGCCCCCGGCGTACTTGTCGACGTCTATCTGGCGGTAAGCCTTATCTTCCTTGCGCAGCAGACCTTTTTGGATGTCCGCATACAACTTGGATTTTGCAATCTGCCGGCCCTTCTCCTCCTGCAGGTATCGCAGGACCGCGCCGACATTCTTGAACACCTTGGCCTCTTGTTTTTCCGATTCCATTGCACTCTCCGCGTTTTCCAACATGGCGGTGGCGCGCTGGAGAGCGGCAAGGTTGGCACTGGAAGGGTCCTTACGGACCGCCTGTTTCGCCAGCTCTTTAGCTTGCAGCAGTACGGGGATGTCTGTCCCCCGACTCCTGATCAGCAGTTCCTCTAGTGCCGCCCCGGCTTCCGCGCCTGAAATTGTCTTACTTTCCGACATGGTATGCTCCTTGAGCGGTTAACTTTTTACGCTTCTCATAATTCCTCCCTCAGCAATACGTTGATGGGAGGGCAGACCGGACAAGCGCCAAAACCAACAGTGATAACATAGTTGATTAAGGCACAAAACGTCCTTTCCCGTTATATTCAAGTGTGGTGCGGTTCAGGTCTGCCCTGATCCTCTGCCAGGGGTGTCCATCAGTGCTAGTGATGGACACCCCATTTTTACCGGCTTACCAGCTCGTCGAAGAGCAATCCGTCAGATTCGCGTAAAGCCTGCTTGCCGGTGAAATCCTGCCAGCGCACTATGTCCACCTGGGCATAACGCGGATCCAGCTCCATGGCGCAGCAACTGCGCCCCAGGCGTTCACAAGCGATAACAGTGGAGCCGGATCCGGAGAACGGCTCATATACAGTGCCGCCGGAACGCGAAGAATTAGACACGCAGGTTTCAACAAGCTCTACAGGCTTTGGCGTAGGGTGGTCTTCATTTTTCGGAGGCTTGGGCACATTGATGACTGTGCCGGGCATCTCCTCAAGATTCAGGTTCTCGCCGGTCAACCGGTATAGCCGCCCGTCCAACAGCAGCGTCCACGAACCATCTTCCTGCTGTACCGCTGCGGGCAGGTTGGCTTCCAGTACCGTCTTCTGCTTGCGGTTCCCGTGCCACTTGTGCGCGGCACCAGGCTTCCATCCGTACAAGATGGGCTCATGCTGCCACTGGTAGTCACTGCGACCTAGCACGGCCTGCCCCTTGTTCCAGATGAGGCACGATGCAAAGCGGAAACCGGCCCGCTTGAATATCTGCCGAAATGCCAGCCCTTCGCCGGCTTCGGAATGACAGACATATACTCCGCCACCGGGTACCAGCACGGCCAGCATCTGCTGCATGGACGCGAGTAGAAACGCCTCAAAATCGGCCGCTGACATCTTGTCATTCTTGATTTTTCCGGCACGGCCCTCGTAATCAACATTGTATGGCGGGTCTGTGAACACCATGGAAGCGGGCTTGCCTGCCATGAGCTGGCCCACGGCCAAACTGCTGCAAGCATCACCGCACAAAAGCCGATGGCGCCCGAGCAGCCACAAATCCCCCTCGCGTACAACTGGAGCCGCGGGTACGGCAGGCAGAGCATCAGGATCCTTCTCCGTGGCCACGTTTTCCCGCAACAGCTTGTCGAGCTCCGATTGATCGAACCCGGTGAGCGTCACATCAAAACCGGCCTCGATGAGAGCCGTAATTTCTCCGGCCAGCAGGTCCTCATCCCAGGAAGCCCATGTAGCCGACCTGTTGACCAACAGACGAAAAGCCCTGATCTGCTCCGGCGTCATATCGTCGGCCAGCATCACCGGAACCTCACGCAATCCCATAGCCAAAGCGGCCTTAAGGCGCAGATGCCCGTCAACGAGTTCTCCCGTTGTGCTCAAAGCGAGTACCGGCAATCGAAAACCGAACTCGCGGATAACAGCAACCATACGGTCGACGGCATGATCATTCTTGCGGGGGTTGTCCACATAGGGAACAAGGCGTTCTACTGGCCACGTCTGTATAGTGAGATCAGGCATTGTTTTCCTCCGAATCGTCTAGTGGCGCGCGCATTTGTGGCGAGAGTTGAAAATCAACGATGCACTCAGGGTGGCCGCAGCACTTGCGGCAATAGTGATAATGAGTCCACCACCATTTTTTACTGACCTTGGGGCAGGTGACGACCATGTCGTCATTCACGTCTTTGCCAGCGAACGCCCTGCGCAGCTCCCCGATTGACGGGCAGCCTTTCGGCAAAGTTGCTTCGGACAAAGGAGTATCGCCCCCGGCATGAGGCCATCTGCGCGGTGAATTTTG